GCCTTCCATAGCGAGTACTCTGTAGCGTTGGCTGGAAATAGGACGTCATCACCATTGATACGCATAAACCTCTCACGAGGTATTGCGCAACAACTGGCGGACCGATTGAGCAAACATAGAAGAGGGAAGGATAGAATATGACCCATCATCTGACCCCTGGTAACAGGAACCGTCCGATGACCCACCGTCACCTTGATATTAGTTAGACTCTCGATAGCTATCTTCCTTATTAGAGGCTCGAATTGAACGAGGCGAGCAGGGAGTTTGATATCTGTGACAGACAGCATCTGTTCTGCGGCATACTTAGTATACCGTAGGAAGATCTCATCTGTCGCAGCTGCATAGTCCCCACTGACCACTTTCTGTCCGAGTTCCAATTCCAGACCTTTAATAGCGTCTGAAACGGGAACACCTCCGATAAGTTGGTAAATCTCTGTCCCTCTCATCCGCTTGTGCCACGCTTTCTGAATTGGACTTAAAAGGCCCAAGATCCAGGACTGGCGTGTAACAAGGCGAACTTTGAGGGGCTCGGGAATACCGGCAACTCGAGCACCGTAGTACTCCTGTCCACTCTCTGTCTCCTCCGCAACATCGAGTAGTTGACTAAGTAGGTCCGTCCATACTCCGTCCCAGGTCATAAGATCTGGGTCGAAGAATTTTAGAACCTCTTCTTCACACTCCTCGACACTACGTAAGAAAGGATGACTTTCGCGAAAGTCAGGCGTCATGACAGTTTCCCGGACAAAGCCCTGGATACCGCCATTCGCGCGACTTGACTCAAAACAAGAACTAGTTGATGGAGCGAACGGAACGGTGTAATCCGCGACGATTCTCTCCTCCCCCAATTCTTGAACTGAGACACGAATTTCCTCCTCGATACGATGTGAGCAGTTGTACTTATCAGGTAACGGACGAGCTAGTCCGTCTAGATACTTTTCTATTTTCTGTTCCACGATAGATTCTGGTAGTTTAGGAAACAATCTCTTGCTGTAGAGCACGAGACTTGCTAATTCCATGTTCCGTCTCCGACTCTTCTTTGATGTCATACGATTTCTCCAATAGCGCCGAAAAGCACTATCAAGGATCTCATATGGATCAGAGAAGAACTGAGGTGGTGTATCGTCTTTCAAAACGTGGGGAAGCCAATAGGCCACCCATGACTTGAGACCATCCACTAGCTCAGATATGTCCGAAACGGGACACTTCTTAACAAGCACCCGCCCCACATAAACTCCCTTTAAATAAAAGGTGTCTACAAGAGCTTTGTTGCATTCGTTCCAGAACTGTGACACGCTCAACGTTGAAGGATGCTGAGTTGCCTCAAACTCAACATTCTTCAGTAAGAACCGTTGGCGATCCGGACCCCCCATGGGGCGACGGGCGCTGACCTTCTTTCGAAGTCCCCTCTCGTTCTTACGTGAGGAGGGAAAGGATATGATTTCTTTTGGAGTCATA